AAAGCAGTTGCACTATCAGATGCTAATGTATCTTCATCTAGTATATCTGTAACTGTTGTAGTAGGCATTGCTAGTGCATCTATATTAGCAGTACCATCAATATATAAATCTTTAAATTCTAAACTAGCTGTACCTAAATCAATATCATTATCTGCTATTGGAACAATTGCACCATCTTGTATTCTTAATTGTTGTACTGATGAAGAAGATACATTTACATAAAATTCTAAATGGTTATTAGAATCATCTAATAAAATTCTATTGTATGCATTATTATCTCTTAAAACAGATACAGGGCCACCATCACCCGCAGTGCCATCATGCGTGTGTCCTGTGCTTGCATTAAATGCAGCTAATAACTGATTAAATTCATCATTACTATCTGATGCCGCAATAACGTCACCTGTAGTATATGTTGACTGTCGTGTTGGATATCCTGCCATTTTATCTTCTTCCTCCTGGAGTAAATTCTAATTGAAATCCTTTAACTGAAAATGCATCTGCTTGGTTTCTGTCATCTATTTTTAAAGCAATTGCAAATCCAGATCCTTCTACTGTTTGTCTTATAAGTGGTGTACCTGATGCTCCATATAAAGATGTTCCATATATTGCTGCTCCATATAAAGCTGCACCACCAGCAGATTGTACTGCAATAGCTTTAGGCTGTGGTGTATTTACATCATCATAGTTATATCTTAAAGCTAATTCTGCATCTACTGAAATTCCTTCTCCTTCATAGTTTAGATTAACCCTTTGCATATATTTTCTTAATCCTGGGTCTCCCATAACCATATCTGGAGATCTATAAGTTGCTATAATAGTATTTGTTAAAGTTCCATTTGCAAATGTATTTCCTACTTCCATTTTGTAAATATAACCATCATAACCACCAAATACTTGTGTTTCTATAGCATTTATAAAATCTGAGTCAGCACATGCTGGTTTAATACCAATCATATCTGAAAATTCAAATCCAATTTGACCTGTATTAACATTAGATTTTAATACACCTATAACACCTTTAGCAGATTGTTGTAATTGATTTGTTTCTGGATAAAATAATCTGTATTGAGATTTATCTCTAATAACTAATGATGATACTCTATCTAAAGTTATCTCATCAATTCTAGCTTGTATTTGTCTAGATATAGATCCTAGTTCAACGTCACCAATTCTAGCTGTACCAGCAATAGTTCTTAATCCATCTGGTGCTAAAAATATAACATCACCACCAATCTCTTGAATGCTACCACCATCTCTACAGCCAATATTTCTAGTTACTTCTTGTACTGCAAAATCAGCAGATGATGAACCTTGTAATTTATAAATTCTATCTTCACAAAATATAAATAATTCATTCCTAAATACTCTTAATCCTACAACATTAGAGTCAACTTTAAATGAACCTGCACCATCAGCAGTATTAAAATCATCTTCTGCAAAAGGTGCACTAAATAAAACTTCTTGTGGGTTTGTAGCCCCTGCATAAAACATATGGTTTTGAAATGCTTTTACAAACTTAGGATTTGTAGGAGCTGTGCCACCACCTGTCGCATTAATAGGATCAACAGTCCAACTTGTGTCTATTGTTTGTGCAGCTGAATGTCCTGTTGCTAATATAATTTTATCAGTCCCATTAAAATTATATTTTTCAAAATCATATGCCCTAGTTGATGTACCTAATCCTGTAGCAATTGTATTCCAACTTCCAGAAGTTGTTCCATAGTGAATATCACCACCCATTGCTACAACTACTTGATTATTAAATATAACTGAACAATCTACAATAGTATTAGAATTACTAGAACCTGTGGGTATAACTGTTGAATTAAATAAAGCTGTACCACTTACTCGTCTATAGCCACCTTTAATATCTGGTTCAAAATTACTTAGTATTAGTGCTTCACCAGGAGCCATTGAAAAAACATCTTTGTTTAATACTAATCCTCCTGCACAACTAACTACGTATGGTGATATTAAATCGGTAGCTGGCATTAACTACCCCTGCATTTTACGTAATTTTTCTTTTTCGTAAAGCTCTCTCATTTTTTCTAATTCAAATATAGGTGTATCTGGAAAAATTTCTCTAACATTATCATCCTCTACAGCTTTTTTGTATTTATTATAATCACTTAAATTAAATACTCCACCTGCCATTTTGTCTTCATTCTTTTTTTGCATCGCATCTTTTTTGGATCTATAATCCATATTATCTTCTGCGTATTTTGAATCATCTCTTATAGCCATAATATCTCCTATACAATTTGTACTCTAGTACCTTGGTTAATTCTTGTGTCTCTCATATATTCTTGCCTTGAAGAATAATCAACTCTTAATAGTCTTAGTTTTCTTTGATAATCTCTTTCAGCCATTGATGCGTGTTGAGCATCTGATCGTAACATATAAGTATAATATTTTGATCTATCTACAATTAATGGTGCAAATCTATCTGGTAAAGACATGTTATCATTTTGTGCTGATAAATCAGTATGTGTTGTAAAATAATCATACTCAATAGTATAATCATCTTTATCTGGAACTGGACTTAATCCAAAGTATCCATAATCTGGTTTTCTATAAACAAATTCTGGAGTAGCATATACCCCATCATCATTTTTAGAATCTCTTTCTTTAAAAGACTGTAACCAATTATCATATGAAATATATTTTAATTTTCTAGGAGTTACATCTTGTCTTGATACTCTAACATAATCCACAGTAAAGTCTCCTGTAGTTGCTAGATGTATATAAGTAGTTGTAGCTGTAGGAGTAAAAGTTGATTCAAATATATTACCTTTACCATAATCAGATACAGTTAAACTACCACTTAAATTTTGTGTTCCACCTGCAGATGTTCCAACTTTAATTGTTAAAGTATCACCATCAGCATTTGTGTCAAATCCCCTTACTTGAATTTTGTATTGTTTATTTACTATAGTAGACACAGCTTGATATGCAGATGCATTACTTAAACTTAATCTACCATTACCTAAACTTGAATATGATGGTGAGCCTGTGTCTGTTGTCCAGTTATCTATATTAGAAGTAAATTCACCATTAGTAATTAATTCACTAGGTTTTAAAAAGAAAGAATCCCAATCGACTTTTCTCATATTAGTTTCTAATGTGTATTCTTGAGTTCCAGTATTTGTAGTTTTAGTTTGGGTTGTATGTAACAATGGAATCTCACCTGCTTCATTGTAAATATCATGAATTGATTTATTTACAAAATCTTTTACAGCAGTTTGAATACCTCTACTAGAACTAAAATTAGCTGAAGTTAATTCAGTTTCATTTAATTCTCTAAGAGTTCTATTAGTTAAAGTTAAATATGTTGTAGCCAATGTATTATCCTGTTGTATTAATCAAGGGGGGATTGCTCCCCCCAAGATGTATTAGCTATTAGCTAAATGTAACTGTTTGTGAGTCTGTGTCAGCGTCTGATCCACCTTTATCAAGTGAAATCATAGTTGCCCATACTCTAACTTTTGCATTAATTGCACCAGTACCAACTGTGATTCTGATAGCATCAGCAGAACTGTTTGCAAAAGGTGCAGCTAAAATAGCCATTTGGCCAGCAGCAGCTACAGTTGCAGCAGCTACATATTGGTCAGCATCTGCACTATCACCTAATGCGATTGTTCCACTGTTTCCAGCAGAGTCAGCAGTTAATACATCAACGCCTGCAGCAAGTACCATTGTGTTTGCTGGAATAGCAATAACATCAAAAGTATCAGTAGCAGCGTTAGTTGTAGAAGAGAAATCTACAACTTCTGATGCGATTCTTACAGTATCACTAGATGCTTTGATCTGAGTGTTTGTATTTGAACTATCATAAGCAGTCATAATTTATTTTCTCCTACTATTAACCGATTGTTATAACACCAGAGTATACAGCGTCATCTCTTAAAATTTTTCTTCCGAAAACGTGTAATCCTCTTACGATGTCAGCGAATGAATCAGGGTCTCTGATTAATTCTGTTTTTGCAATGTGGTTAGCTGTAGCTACAGCAGACATATGTCCATATAAGAATGCATATTCGTTTGCACCTGATGAACCAAATGTCTTGTTAGCATCGCTTCCGCCAGATACAGCAATTGCGTTAGTCATGTACATGTTAAAACCAAATAACGGTTTGTCAGTGACCATACCGTTTCTGATTTGTGATGAACCGCTTTCGCCTAATACTGATTGGTCAGAAAGTTTAGCACCAGCTTTTCTTAATTGTTGAAAGAAAGCAGGCGGTGCTACTAACCATCTATTTTCTTCTGGTACGTCATTACCATCAAGAACTGTTTTAGCAGCTGAAACTACATCTGCTAAAGTATCTACAGCAGCATCACCATCAATTGGTGAACCATCAGTACCTGTGTTACCAGCTGATGTTGCAGCATTGTCGTAGATGTGCTTCAACACGTTGAAGTCATAGTTTCTTTTTAATGAGTATGCACCTGAAGAGGTTGCAAGAGCTTCAAAGTTTACATGAGATTGTCTTTCTTCAATGTCATCTACTTTGAAAGCAAAGTATGAACCTTGATCAACTGTCATAGTGATTTGGTCATCAGCTAAGTCTTGTGTAGAAACAGCTGTACCTCTTGCATAATCTGCAACAGTGATTGTAGGCTCTTTTATTATTTTAACAGTATCGCCAAAATTTTCAATTTCTCCAGCGTAATCAGTGTTAGTAATATCTTCTACCACTGATGCTCTTC